AACGTTCTCTACTACTACGTCTACAACAAATAAATAAATAAATTACACGTGCGTGCGCGTGCGTCTACGCGCGTGCGTGCGCGTGCTGATAAAACTAATATAGTCCAGTACCTTACTTGATAGGTACTGGACTAGGTGACACCTCTTATAGCTTTCCAGATGCGTGCATTTTCTTTTTGGTTATTCTCTCCTTTGTTTTTAAATCTTCTGCATAGTCTTTGTTTTGGTATGTGTAGCGGTTGGCTGCTATGATCTTTGCTTGTCTTTCTTTTTTAATTTGCCACAGTCTCATTGGGTCTTCTGCTTCCATTTGCTTTTCATAGAATCGCGGTATTCTTGCTCTTTTTCCGTTTGTGCATTGAATATAGCCTTTTTCCCAGATTTCTTCTTTGTGCTCTTTGTACCATTGATCTCCAATGCCGGGTTTGAGTGACATTTTTGCGAATGGCTTCGGTTGGCCTAGATTGTAATAATTGTTTGCTTTCTGGCCGTTAATTTCGTACATCTTTTTTGTTACATATCCTGCAACATATCTATATGTTTCAGGTACAGCTTGTGCTATTTGTATTTGACCCATGCCCCACAGGTCTACCATTGTTTTGCTTGTAAAGTATCCGTTACATCTTTTTTTGTAGATTGGTTCAAGGTCTGTTGGCTTCCAGCCGTACAAAATTATGTGATAGTGTGGTCTTGCTGTTTTTTCTCCATATTCACCCGCACAGAAGTATCTTAGCCCGTCTCCTGTGGCCTTTCTGAGCCTTTTTAGAAATTTCTGGACATCCGTATAGAGTAAAATTTGCACGCTTTCTGGACGCTCTGCGCCCGGTTTCCATGTGTATTGTACTTTTCTGAGGATTTCACCTGTTTTTACGATCATGCCCGGTACGTGGTCATCATCGTATGTTAGTGTAACAAACCATACTTGATCTTTTGGATATCCTCTTGCTTCCATTTCTATTCTTGTTGTCCAGTCCTCGCGTTGTGCAATTCTACACCCGATACATTGCCCACATGGTATTAACATCACGTCTGTTCTGTACATCAAATCCTCATATTTAAGATTTTTGTGTGCTCTCTCCTTACAAAAACGCGACAGGGTGTAAACCCTGCCGCTGATTTCTTTGTTTTCAGGAGAATAGAACCTAATTAGCGGTCTATTGCATCCCATTTTTTCACCTTCCTCTTCCACCACCGCCGCCGTGCGTGCTTCCGCCGCCTGCTTTATAGGCTGATGGTTTATCTTCGCTTAACCAGTTTTTAAACTCTCCGTTTGGTATGTCCATCCATTTTGATCCATAGCTTTGCGTGCTGCCCCCTGTGCTGTATCCGCTTGAATCTGTTTTTGACCAACTTTCTGTTCTGCTCCACCCCGGCAACGGTTGCTGTGGTGTCGGCATTCCGCTTGATTGTGTTCCTACACTTGGCGCGCTGATACTCTGTGCGCTTACTGTTCCTTGTGCACTGCTTGGCGTGCTTGCACCGCCCTGTGTGTATGCTAGAATTGGGTTTATGCCTGCTGCTCTCATGTCCTTTACGGCTCTTTGATATGCTGTACTGCTCATTCTTTCTGACCAATCTCTAGCTTTTTGCGCTTCTGCTGAGTTGTAGTTCATGGCTGCATCTTGTGAGATCTTGTTATATACGCCCTGTGTAATTGCCCCCAAGGTGTTTAAGCCCATTGCATAGATGCTGTTTTTTGCGTTTTGTGTTGATTGTGCGCTTTGTCCTGCAAGTGCTTGGTTCCATAGATTGGCGTTCATTGCTTGTGCTGCGTTGTAGTCTACGCCGCTTGCACCTGTGCTTGCACTTTCTCCATGGCTGACGTTTCCGCTTTGATTCCAGCTTGATCCGCCGCCTGACATGCCTTTAAATGCATTTGCCAGTTGTGCACCACTTGATACAAGTCCACTTACTGCGTTGATACCGCCTGTAATCATTGGTATTGCTGATAACAGTGAAAATGCCATTTTAAAAATTGCCCGGATTTCTCCGGGCTTCTCCTTTCTTTACAGTTTTTCGAGACCTGGCACGCTGTAAAGCGGCATCGGTCTGGTTGTATTGTTTTGAATCAAGAAGTCTGCGATGAACTGCGGTTCGTCCTGTACTGCAAGAGTACGCTGGATTTCTTCTTTTCCTTCTTTAATCCATTCGTCTGACAGATAAGGCCGCTTGTTGTAGTTGTCTGCATAGTGCCACGTGTCCAATGTGCCTGTTGCGTTTGAGCGGAATTTGCCTGCTACACGGTTAGGCTTCATTCTGTATTCGCTCCATGCCTCTTGGTAGCCAAACACCTCTTCTGTGTTTTCTTTTGTGAGTTCTTTTCCTGTATAGATTTCTTTGACTTTTACAGCCTGCTCGCCCAGGTTTGCGAACTGCGGATAGTAGTAGTCTAGTGCGTCCTGTCTGCTCCACATTCTTTCGATGCCCTGCTGGTACGTGTGATCGTGCCTCACACAGCATACACCGATGATAAAACCGTGCTCTTCGAATGATTTTGTAAAGCTGTTTTCATTGAATGGTGTTACACTGATTGCTGCCGTGTTACCCTGCGGACTTTCTGCCGTTGTGCTGCTCGTCTGTACTACCTGAGACATATTGATAGGGTAGCGACCGCCCCCCAGATATTCCGGGATTTGTACCGTTTTGTCTGAAATGATGGTTCCAAAGACACTGCGAATAATTTCTCTGTATCGACTGCCGCCACGTGCAAGCGCTTCGTAGTAGTGCTGCACTGCAAAAGCTTCTCGCATTTGATTTACTGTTGCTGCTTCTACATTGTCAAGACGTGCCTGCATCGGTACCCATGTACTCACGCCGCCTGAATCTTTACCCAGTAATACGCGTGGATAGCCGTTTGCGTCGTTCCTTGCCGGCGCTCCTAAAGTGTTGCCGTTTGCTGGTACAAGGTGCTGTGCGCCGTTGCTGGTCATGATTCCATAGTCCTGCAGCTCTTCTGCTGTGAATGCCCATTGTACTCGTGCATCTCCGGTAATTCCGATTGCTACGCTTGGTCCTTTCTGCGGTGTTGGCAGTGACGATGTGAAATAGTCGTGGAATTTTGCAACGGGTAGCGGTTGGCCCCCTACTGTTGCATTTTCGTTTAGCTGTGTGTCTGTCCATTTGAAATTTTCGTCAAGCAATACAGTTTGCTTTGGTTCATCGTCTTTTAGCTCTGTTACTGGATCTGTTAAATTCTGGTCTCTAAACCACTCGTTCCAGATCTTTACATATCCTCTGATTGGTAATGCGTTTATGCTGAGATCTTCTTTTGCTTCCTCGATTGTTTCGGCTGCTTTTCTGTTGCACTTTGTTGGGATTCCCATGTAGTCAAGTATTGACCCTTCTTCTGGTAAAGTTCCCTTTGCTGAAGCTTGCTCAAACGAATTATCTTTTTTGCTTATTCCTGCTAGGTACAGTTGTGGTACGCTGTATTCTGTTTTCTGTTCCCATGCTCCGGTTGTGTTTTCACCCATGAATTCCTTCCAGTGATCCCATACAATTCTGTTAGGTACGAAGAAATAGTACACATCTAAGTATGCATTGTCCATCACCGGGAAGATTGGTGTGGTCATACGCACAAGACCTGCCGTGTTTACACTGAAAGTGTCACCCGGCAACACTTCATCCACGTAGAAAGGAATCAATTTGCCAGCGTCAAACGTGAATTTCACATTTTGATCTCGCTTGAATCGTGACCGGCTGATGTGTGTCTGTGGAATCTGGTTAAAATGCGCTTCATTATTCCGATTCATTCTGCTTCACCTCTTCTTTTTTCGGTTCCGCTGTTTCTTCTTTTTTCGGTTTGTTCAGTTCTGCATTGATTTCTTCGATGGTTTTTCCTGCTTTCTCTGCCATCTTTTTAAGTTCGTGGATGTTTTCGGGATAATCTGTGATATCTACGTTGCTTCCGTCCATTGCTCCATTTGCTAGTGCTTGTGCAAAATTTGGGTCAAATGCTGCTCGTGCGACAATGTTTTTAATGTCGCATTCTTCGGCATATGACTGAATTTCGGCTTGTCGGTCGATGTCTGCATCGTGGATTAGTTTTTTTTCTCCTTTTTCGTTCATTGTCCACTTGTATGTGTCTCGTGTTCGTTCTCCTGCTGTGCTTGCTTTTTTCGGTGGCAGGTTGTGTCTGTTGTACACTTTACTCATTGTTTTTACCTTCCCATACTTTGGTAAGTTCTACTTTTTCAAATTCGCCGTTTTCATCGTTGAATTTTGCACATAGATATGCAACGTAGTCTCCCGCGCTCTGCCCAATGAATGATTTTTCATCTTTCTCCAGAATGTTGCACATTCGTGCCATGGTCTGGTCGTTTTCGCTTTCACAGACGTGCACAAATTTTTTTGCAACTTTGTCTCTGACCGTGTAATAGTTATGAATCACAGCCGTGTACCCCCTCGCATTGGCTTACTCTGAACGTTGATGCGTTTCGTTTTGTTTGCGGTCTGGTTAAATACCTTTCCGTCCTTACTCTTCGTGGTTCTACTCCGATGTGCCATTGTAATCTCTCCTCAATAGTTCCATTTCAATGCTGTTTGCAAATCTTTTCATCATCCATATTTCATCGATGATTTTTTTCGCGTCGTTTATGTCTGAGACCTTTCTAAGCATCTTGTATGATCCTTCGATCTCTTTATATTTTTTTGTGAGTAGGTTGTTGAGTTCTTCTCTGGGCTGATCTCGTGCGTTTTGCCTCGACGAATCAACTCCCGCATAGAAGCAAATCTTTCATCGAAGATTT